TTGCTGCCTTTGCCCTGCGATTAGCATCTTTTAAATTAAATGCAATTTGTTCACGTGCCAATTTATCATTCTCATTTAAATTAGCCACTGATGCTGCTAATTTAGCTTGATCTAAAATAAGTTGATTAGACATTCCTTCAGTCTTAATCCTAACTGCGTCTAACGATATATTTAAATCAGTCAAACCAAACATCAGTTCTTCTGCAATAGCAGCTTGGTTTGCTCCTGCCTCAGCCATTGCTGCCTGTACTGCTTTTGTATTTGATCTGCCAGGTCCTCTAGCTGCTGCTGAACCACTTGCTTTCAGACCTTTGATCCTTTCAGCTTGTGTTTTAAATGTTGCATTAGCTTTTGAAGATCTTTTTTTATTAATTATCTGGTTTCTTTGATTTTCAAACCCTGCAGATTGGAGTGCATAATTAGCTAATGTTTGTTTTTCATCAAACATCATGCCACGGATCATTTCTTCTGCGTAACGATCCTGCTGCTTTACAGCAAAGTTACTTGCTATTTCATTGAATGAAATTTGTTTATTAGCAGCATCGACTGATGCTTCGTATGCACGAGTAGCCTGACTAAATTCATAATCACGAATCGCCATTGCGTGATTATAATTATTATTATTTACCTTTTCTGTATACTCTCTCTGCTCTGTAGCATTGTCTTGTCGAATGTTTAACGACTCGACTTGATAATCATATTTTCGTTCAGCTTCTTCGTTGTTGTACTTCCAAACCTTCTTATTATATTTGTGGGTTTTTCTGACGGCTTTTTTTGCACCATCATTTTGTTTTTTGGCAGCTTTTTTTTTACTGTTGCCACCTATTAATCCACCAATTCCTCCAACGACTGCACCAATACCTGCTGCATGCGGTAAGCCTGTTGAGGCACCTGCCATAAATCCAGAGCCAGCTCCACTTATTGCATCTCCTAACATGTTCAGACTCTCCTATAAAAACGTGGCGTATAGTTTCCTTCCCACATCATTGCGTTTAGTGCAACGGGGAACGGTGTGTTGTTAAACATCCTCAATTTAAAATTCTCAGTTCGTTGATGAATAGGTATCGTAAATATTGTCTCGTTATCTAGTGGGACATCATTAGCTAAATACTCATTAGCTTCAACTACAGCAGTAGTACTAAACCATTCGTCAATAACAAATGACACCTTTGCATTGTTTGCTGGTGCACTGCTCATCACAATGGTTGTATCGTTTGTGAAACTAAAAGCTGTGGTAGCAATGCCATCCACTGATACTTTGACATCTGATCTGTCTTGATAATCAAGATCTCTTTTGTTAAAGTTAAAGCTTGTTGTAGAACCATCTCCAGTAAATTCAACTCGATAGGGTTCTCTACCTTTTTGCTTCACTTTAAAATTCATAGCTCCTGATAACCCTACAGAGAAATTCATGCGAGCTATAGTCAATGATGCTGTGAAATCTGTTAATTTATTTTCAGGTCTGTAGAATGTAGTAGGTAGGTGTACATCAAAGTCATACTTAAATCCCACAATTACATCACTGGCTAAACTCGTCAGATTTTTCTTAGGTACAATAAAGTATGGACCAGTTCCATCACTGCCTCGTTCTGGTGTAATTGTAAAACCTGATTCAACAAATGAACCTGTACTTGTATTACCTTTGATAATCAATACTGGTGTTAGATTAGATACATCGTTGTATGGCAGGTAGCATTTTGATAAATCATTTGTTGAGTCATATACAACGCTTGATGCTGTTGCATATAAATCAATAGATGGATTAACCTTAATGCCTTGGTTGTTGACAATAATTGCTTGTTCTGGACTCTGGCTTAATGCTGCTTTAGACAAGACAACTTGATTGCCTTGCTTTGTTACTGCATACATTTCATCTGAATCAATAGCAATAAATTGGGTTGTGCCTGTCATGTACCATTTAACCCAAGCCTGCATTAAGTTTTCTTTGCCATCACTGTAATAACGGAATACATACACCTCATTAGATGTTTGATCAGCTAAGGCAATCATAGAATTTTGTGGACTAGATACCAATTGATCAATAGTTGGTGAAATCCATTCCTTCACCACACGTGATAGATCAATGACCTGTGGGTTCTCTTCTTGACCACGTGTCACCATACTGAATACACGTGTATATCCTGGTGTTTTAGTAGTGAAATTAATCTGTGTTCCAACGTCTACTGGACTAACAGCTTCGTCTACCTCATAGTTTGAGATAGCACGAATAGTTGAATTATTAGGTGTTAGTACTCCACTCTCAGAAAACATCATGAACTGTTGTCTTGATGAGAATAGAAGAACACCTTGTGCCGTTGGGAGTACTGCGTTTAACTTTGTAGGTACAATTGAAGAACAGCTGATGTCAATTGGATCTGAATCAATGATTGTCTGTGCTGTTTTAAAGTAAAAATTAAACTGATCTCCTGAGCGACTCATAGACACGTTGTCTTGAGACAAGAATCCAAGCCTGTTATTACTAAAGAATGCACTTGTAATTTGTGACCCTACAAAACTTGGATGTGAATTTGTTACGTCATCACCTACCAACCTATTGCTATAAGCGATCTGTTGAAAGATAAATGTATTTGTCGAAGTATTAACAAGTTCATGTGGCATTGTGGATTTATTAAATCCAGCTGATGCCTGTGGAGCAATAGTTTCTTCCCAGTAACCCTTGCCTTCAGATCCATTATCTGCATGAAATCTTGCATAGTAATCATCTAAAATATTTTCATTATTTACAATCTTGACAACATGACCATGAAATGATTTTTGTGGCAATTGGCTGATGTTATCTACTTCATTTTGAAAACTACTTAGATCACTATTATTGCCACCACCTCTAGCTGACAAGCTAAATGCTGTAGGTGTGCTTCCAACTACACGTGTAATGTCTATGCTTGAATCTCCACTTCTAGTTACTGTCCAAGTACCAGTGAAATTACTGTTGCCTGCACTTGCTTGACTATTAATTTCATTGGTGATTGCATCTTTTAAATTATGTCCAGACTTATCTTCTAGTACATCGTCAAATGTAAAATCAGTAGAGTGAGCTGTAACAGTAATAGTTCGATCTTGCAATATAATGTTGTATTCATTGCCAGGAGCAGAAGAAGATAAAACAACTGTGCCTTGACTAGCACTCACAAATGAAGGTGGCGTTTGTTCAGTAACTGTTGTGGCACTATTTACGACAATCGTGGTGTCTTGTACTGTCAGTAATTTATAGTCATTTCTAGTTCCAGTTAGATAGTTCTGTGCATTTGTCCCATACGTAACTGTACACGCAACACCTGTCAAGGCGTTCCATATGTATATGCTATTACCTTTGATGCAACCAACATATTCTTCGTCATTATCTCTGTTGATATAGAACCACTTTGCATTATCGTATGTAGCTCCTGTCCCTAGGTTCGCAATATGTTTAAATCCAGGTCTTTTTGTTAGCCCGTAGGTCGCATCAGGAAAGCCGTTGTAGCACTCACGGACCTGACCGGGGAGCATTTTGTCATCTGATTGTTTTGATACTCCACCTAGATAGTTAGAGATCCGTTGAGTTACTGCTGCCATTTATCGATAAAGTGCGTTGTATGGTTTGTAGCTGTTGTAGGTATTTGTATTGCCTGGATGTCCAAAGAATGTATAGTCTCCTTGATTACATTCATATTCCATTGCCATAGCTCTGGCAAACGCTTCTTTTTGTTGAAGCATTTGGTATTGATTGCTATCACCAACAATCCTGCTACTTACTATTGATGCTGCTCTATTTACAATAAAGTCTGCAATAGGTGTTGGGACATCTACCCAATCAAATAGCCATGTGATGTCACATTCGATTTCGTTTGTGAATGTATATGTATGGTTTGCTTTGTCATAAAGTTTGCCGCTACGCCTTACAACATCTATTCCTACATTTGATCCGTTATGTGTAGGATCAATTTGTAAAACGTTATTGGGAATAAGGATTTCATTGTTTGTGTCAGGAGTCATTGGATAGTGACTCTCTTTATTAAATGTCCATCCCTCAGCCTGTACTTCCCGAGAGACTTCTAACAAAGTCTGGTAAGCAATCGCAACGTCCGGGTTGGTTTGATCAAGGGTAGTCACAGGCGCTTGACCACATGACTGCAGGATTGTATTTACAGCAGGTAGCTCTTGCTGAGCATTAGTGGTAGGAAAAGCCATATAAGTAAAAAAAAGGGACCCCGAAGGATCCCCGTAAAGTGTATAAAAATTAGAATGTAGAAGGAGCTGAAGCACCAACATACAGCTCAACAGCTGCAGCAGGGTTCAGGTAGTCCGCCCCCATCGCGAGTCGCCCGAGAATTACGTCTCCCTGATAAATCACGGATACGTCTCCACTGGTTACTTGTACTTGAGGACCGATTGCTTCTACGCAACCAGCAGCTTCACGCTGGAAGATAAGACCAGCAGACACTGCACCGAATTCGGAAGCAGTACCGTAGTCATTGTTAATACCAGACTGAGCAGTCGATGCATCTTCCAATGCAGGACCAATGAAATCTCCGGTGTTACCAGGAGATGTTTGACCTGTAGTACCGCCAAACTTGGTGCCGTACTTGCCAAGGAACGGAATGTTCATTGACTTGTAGATCTTGATACCAGCAATCTCGATGATGCCGTTGCCGCCTTGCAGAGCAGTACCCTGAGCGTCACGGTTTACAAGACCATTGGAACCAACAGCTTGGATCAATTCATAGTATTGACGTGGGTTTAAGACGGCCACACGTCCGTCACCAGAGACACCCTTTTCATCCATTGCAGCTGCAGCGTCATAGAAGGCTGCCACAAGTGCGGAAGAAGAAAATGCATCAGATTCGTTAGTAGAAGAACCAACGCGAATCTGTGTACCACCTGGCTCCACGAAGTTAGTTGCACTAACAGGTGAGGCAGCACGTGCTCCACGTGCAATAGCACGGAAGATCAAACGGTCATACTTTTCTGCGAGAGCGTAGCCGATTTTGCGGCTGATCTCTGAGCGCAGATCGTAGTGAGAAAGAGTCTCATCAAGGTCATAAACAAATGCTGAACTGATCAGCAGATCGTCAACCGTGATGGTCTTCTCGGCCACTGGAGGCGCACCATCGGAGTTGCCGAGGATTGCGTTGCCAGGGGTGTGATACTCAGCCGTGGTACGACCTGTATAGATGAACTGCAAAGACTTGCCGTTCTTAAGTGTACGCTTCATCACCATGTCGCGAGCGATCGCGTTATGTTGGAAGCCTTTAAACATCTCTCCACTGAACAAATTCAGATAGAGAGCGCGGCGTTGATCAGTTGTAGGTGTCTGACCACCTGCCAAATTATTAGCGCCTACAATAACCTGACTGGTTTTCAGCGTTGAATTTTGTTGTGCCATTATTTTAGAGAGTAAATGTTTATTCGACTCTCAAAGATCTTTGAGTTATTTGATTGTATATGTGTGGTCTATCCCACCGTCTAGACGGCTAAAGGTATCCTCCGTAGAGGGCTAAAGCCAATAGTGAAGCCGGGACTTGAACCCGGCAGTAAGCCTATTTCTTATTCACAGTTTTGTTGTACTTGTTGCCGCGATAAGTGAGAGTAACAGTCATTGTTAATTCC